ACCACCATCAATCTGCACAGCAACACGATTCAACACCGTCTCAGCCCCATACACATTTGACAAAGACTGAATCGGAACACCAGCCGTACCACCAAACGAAGCCACAGCCGTCCCAAACGACACCGCAATCCGAGCATCAAACGACACCATCCCAGAACGATCAACAAACAACCTGCCGCCTTCGGCGGTGGCTACGTCTTGAAGTGCCTGGAGTGCGTTCGTCGCATCCTCATACGCAACCGTTCCACAGGTAGCAATCCCAGTTTCAATGTTTCGCAACGCAGTGGAGAACGCAACTTCTGGTCGATCCAAGATCGCTGATACACGGGCAGAGGTCAACTGTGATGAAGGGTTGAATGCAGTCAGCACAGTCTGACCAAGCTGACCGAGCGCATCGGTAGCCACAATCGTTGCTGTTGACAGGTTCGGTTCGGCATAGTCAATGTTCAAGTCGTACACAAAACCTGAGAACATTGAGGTTGTACCGGCTGTTCCTCCGTACACCTGGAACTTGCGTCGTGGAGCAATACCCACAGTCCCACCCGAATACCACTCGGACGCTGTATTGAGTGGGTCAAAGTAGCGAGCAGCTGCACGATCATCAGCGACAATGGTGCAGTTTGATGAAGGAAACGAATCAAGTTGTGTCGCACGGCCACGATTGATATTGATGTTCGTCACATACTCAGTCACATCAACAAAGTCTGTTGACCCATCCAACACATCAGTGCCATCCAACAGGCTCGTATCCAACGTGAACGCATCAGCCAAGAAGCCGACATCGAGCAACACCTTGTATGTCGAACCCCACTTTGTAGCCTTAGCCACTAGCGCACTCCAACAAACCCAGCAAACTGATTACCGTTCTTGCGAGCGAAGTCTGTGAACATATCGTTCAAATCAGAGATGAGCGTTTCTCTATCACTAATCATCCCAGCTTCCACATTCACAACAATCGGAGTGCCATTAGCGTTGAAACCAGTTGAGTTGCCAGTCACCGTTGCAGCAATAGTATTAGCAGACCCAGCCATTGGATTATTCACATTGAATCTTCCAGTAACTTGAGGATACAAATTGCCGATCTTGCCAGCATCCTCAATCGCTTTGCCATATTCCTGCATTGCAGTAGTTTCACGTTCAATCGCCTCAGCCACAGCAATAACAGCCTCAGCCTGATTCTCTTTAGCGGTAGTCAACGCATCAGACAGATCCTTGAATATCTCAGAATCCTTAGAAACACCAAAGATCGCTTCATTCAACAAACCAGTCGCCTTAGTTAAACCATCAGTCGCCTCAGTCTGCGAATCAATAGCATCAGCACTCGACAACTTCGCTTCAGCCAACGCAATCTCAGCCTCACGAATCGCCTGAGGTGTTGACTCAGGATCAGCACGAACCTTCTTCAACGCCTCCTCGGCGTCCTTGATCGCAAATAACGAACCTTCCACGTTGTACCCAGCACGTTCCAACCCACGCTGAGCCAACTCCAACTCCCTCGCAGCCTTCCTAGCCTGCGGAGAATCAGCACCATACCCAGCCACAGCCTGATTGAACGCAGCCTGAGCATCAGTAACACCCTGGTTCGCAGCCGTCAATGATTCACCAGCCTTGATTGAAGCCTTCTGGGATTTTTCAAACGCCTTCTGTGCAGAGTTACTTGACTTCAACGCATCCGTATAAATCTTCAACTTCTCGGTAGCGTTCTTAATAGCCTTAGCCACACCGTTTGGCTTATCATCAAACAAGTCTTCTGTGATCTTGCCAGTTTTGTTGAAGTTTCGCTCAGCTTGATCAGCAGTTATCAACTCAGTTTTGTAACGATTAATAGGAATAGCAACCCTGTCAAATGATGCTTTTAGATTGTCGATGTTGATTGCTGTTCCTGTCAATGCTTTGTAAGCATCTTTGGCTGCTTGACCTGCTGCGAATGGTGCCTCTGCCACAGCCTTAGCAAAGTAGTAAGCCTTGTAAAGAACATTGATTAGTTCGGCACCAGCGATGGTCATGTTTCTAAATGCGTTAACAACTGATGTTCCAGCTCCACCAGATTCAAAGATCAGTTGCTGGAACCCTGCAATCAAACCATCTTCACTGATGACACTGGTGATTCGTTGAACAGCAGGAGCAACATTGTCAACTAAGAACGTGGCAAACTTATCCAAGTATGGGAGTAAGGCTGCACCAATCGTTTCAACAATCTCACCAAACTGTCCTTTGATAATTTTTAATTTGCCACCAAATGTGTCAGAAGCAGTCGCAGAAGCACCAGCAAATGTGGTGTTCAACACATCAAGAACCTTATTGAAATCTTTTGACTTGATCACGTTCTCATCTAGAGGGATACCCAACTTCTTCAATGCAGTGAAGTTGCCCATGCTTGCCTTGCCCAAACTGATGCTGACAGTCTCAAGGTCTTTGCCTGTAGCAGCAGCGATATTTTGGCTGGTTATCAACAGACCTGTTGCCTTGTCATAGTCACCTGTAGCACGGGTGAGATTGCCTAACGCTGTACGAAGATTCGTATCAGACTCACCAGTCAAAAGTTGTTGAGCAGAAATCAGACGCTCAGTTGAATCAATCAACTGGTCGCTAGCTCCGAAGGTTGTCTCCAACTGTTTAGCCAACAACGCTTGCGATCTTTCATCTTCCATCGCAGCCTGAACAGCCTTAGTGGCAAACGCCCCAACAGCACCGAACGCAGAAGCACCAGCAATCGCCATAGTTTTGAATGACGGCAACAGACTCGACACCTCGGTCTTTAGACCACCCATGCCATCGTTGACTTGTTTGATGCCCTTCTTGTATTGCTCTGCGTCAGCAAGGAACCTAACTACGAATGTGCGAACGCCAGCCATACGGCAATTCTAGATGACATCCTCACAAGCCGAGCGCAAGGAACGGAAGTCATCCAATACAGCAGACCATAATGCTTTACCTTCTAGACCTTCATACTTTGTGATTACTTTGCCAGCATCCCACCAAGCATCATTCATCTCAACACCAACTGTTCGTTTGCGTCGAGGTTGTGCAGTTTGACGTGGCGATCTTGGTGTTGGGTTCCGTGCAGGTTCGTATTCAAAGTCGGTGTCAATGAATGCACCTGATTGTTCGTGGAACTCCCAAGGTTGATCTGGTGCATGTTGTGGAAGGTAGAAGATACGAGCAGGGTCTTTGGTTGCAGGGTCGCCTTGAAGGTTGAGTCGTTCATGCAGTTCACCCCATATCGCTCGCCACAGTCCTGCTGGTACACGCTCAGCCATCGGCAACACCAAGTGATAGTGAGGGTCATCTAGACGATGCGAATATGTCGAATAGGCAAGATATTCAAACCCGTCAAGATTGGCGTTCGCAAACGACTCACCGTCCATGTCAACCACCAACGCTTCAATGAACCGAACAGCAGTATTCCCTCTAGTCCTACCTTGGTGATACTCAACAGGCGACCACAACGCACCATCAGACTTGTTGGCATTCTCCTCATGGTGCATCAAACGCTCTTTGAGGTCAACCCAATTCGTGGCAAACGGCTTCGGCTGAACAGACTTAACCGAATCAAAATAGACAACCATGAACGCCTCCCTACCTACACAGTAGCGAAACCACAACCAAAGTCAACGATCTTTAAGTTTGTCCAAAACCTTATCAATCGCATCCAAATAGACCTTCGCGATATTCTCTTTATTCTTACGCACAGTAGGCCAAAAGAAATACCCTGACCTCCCACGATGCCTAAGAAACTGGGTAGTCCTACCCCCACCTTTACGCCCCATCTCAGTACCAGCGAAAGACTTTGCCCCAGCCACAGTCCTATTCGACGAGCCATGTTTGCCACCACCAAACTCGGCACCAAAGAACACATCACCCCTAGTCACCTTGACTTTGCGAGTTCTGTTAGGTTTGCTCGCAGATACAAACCCAGATTTATCTTGCAATTTAATTGTAGGGATACGGTCACGTTGCGCCCTCATACCCTTCATCACTTCTAATGCTTGACGATTACGAGTCACAGATGCAGCCTCATAGGTCGCTGCGATAACGAGCAGTTCTGCAACACCTTGACTGGCGATACGTGCTTCCTTGTTGAAGTCAGGGTATGTCTTCGATAAGTCACGAAGGAAATCTGCGATGCCTTCAATCTGCACCGGCGCATTCATCGCATCGCTTGCATTGAATGACCCTGCTCGACCTGCCATACAGCAATACTACTTGCCTAGATGAATAGCTCTCCATCGAAGGTACGCCAACATCGTGAACAACATTCGTGGTTCTTCTGCCAGCAACACCGAAGGTGCAATCCCTGTCTCGCAAGCGAGATATGAAATTACCCAGTGGGCTGACTTATCTCCAAAGGGACGATCACTGCTTCTGCGCTATCTCCCACCTCTAGTGCTTCAATCTCATCGCACCATGATTCAAAATCTAAACCAGTCTTCTTCAACCGTTTCTCTGCATGCCATCCAAGGTATGCAAGATCGGTCAAGGTTAGTTCAGCTTCAAACTTGGCAACACTGCGATTGTATTTATTTTCAAACGCAATGAAGTCAGGAAACGCAGCCATGATTGTGCGTTGCTTGCCATCTAATGCACTAGTCAAACTGAGTGCTATTTTCATTCTCTACCTCCCTAGGTATTTATTAGATTATGAGAACTATGCGCCAGTGCCTGTCTTGGTGATTGCACCCGAGATTGGATACGTGATTGATACGGTGGCCAGGTCGCCTATGGCACCATTTACGGGTGTCCAACTCGTTGGGAGCGCCGAAAACGCATACGAAGGATTACTAGACGAAGCAGCAGCAGTGCCGTTTGGCTTCACTGTCATCGGTACAGCAGTACCAGCAGTGAACGCATCCCAGAACAACTTCTCAATCGTTGGGTAGTCCTGTTGCAACTCAATCGTGACCGAGGAATCAATCATTCCTTGGATTCGGGTCATCGCAGACGAACCCATTGCCGATGTCATAACTTCAGCAGCTGTCGTCGACAGAGTGATGCTTGTGACGTATGCCGAAATATCGGTGTTGGCAGTACCGAAGGTGACTGCCACGTTTGTGAGAACTTGCTTTGCCATGATTCTGCTCCTGCCTATCGGCGTTCGAGTTGATGTCTGCTCGGCTGAGCCGATTGCATAACACTACACGCCACAAGCAACCTACGGCAAGGGGTCAGGCGTACACCGTGACAACGAAGTCAATCGCCAAATATGTTGCATCATTCGCTTCAAGGGTAGAGATGTTGTTTGCTGACTCGACAATCAAATCCTGCACAACCCCACCCAAGGTACGATCCGACTCAATCGCCTGACGAATAGAAGTGGCACCCTTATATGACAGGTATCCATCCAACAGATTTTGTGCAGTGCGCTCAGCTGAACGACCAACCACAACACTGATCGTGAACCTGTGGGTGATCAAACCCCCACCCATAGCCCCGTTGTATTGGATTGAATCCAGCAACGGCCAAGCGAACGGGGTGTTCACATTGTCTGGCTGATAGGCGTAAGCACGAAGTCCTGACACGGTTGCCAAGTTGGCTGCCAAACCAGTTTTGATTTGTGAGACGGTAGTGGATGAACTCATACGAATAGACGCATGCGCCGGTACGGCTCGACGAGTTGTGCCACGTCAGGGTCGAGCGCACGGCTCACCCTGATTGCACCCATGTCGCCAAACCCAGCAACACCCAACGGACTGTCATATCGTTTGAACAAACGTGATGCCTGAATGATTGTTGCCTGCGTGACCGGCTCAGGTATCGCAGGCCAACCAAATGTGGCTGTCACTTGAACCAATGCTTGTTGACCGTAGTTCGCATTCAAGGTTGGGAACAGATAACGGTAGACGGCACGGATTCTGTCATAAGCCCAACTGATGCCGTCAAGGTTTCCATTCAATGGTTCCAACTGGTAATCGGTTGGCGACCATGTGACATCGAATGAACCAACAGCTGCTGATGAAGAAGTCCTCAATGTGAGTGCCGTTCCTGTGATGTCATCAATGTGGACATAGAAGGGATCATCTGCTTCGTACACTCGGGTTGTTGCTGAACCGTCAGCCCAAAACTTTCGGTTGCAATATCCATCAATGAGACGTGATGCAGCACCAGCACAGTTGTCAATTAGTTCGTCATCAATCGTGTCAGCTGTACCAATGCGCAAGGCTGCTTTGATTTGATTGCGTGTGGCGTAGCCATTGGTGATTGCCATAGTGTCCTGATTCTAGTTGATTGACGCTGCCCCACGATACTGCGTACCTTCCAAACTGTAGTTCACAAATGGATTAAGCGAATAGACCTGACATCCGTACATGTCAAACAATCGTTGCTTCATGTCTCGAAGGTGTATCTCATACAACTCCCAAGGATGCTCACCTTGCACATAGCCTTCAACACGTTCAGCACCACCCAAAGTTCCACAGTCAGCACCTACCAGCACAATGAATGCAGCACCAAGATACGCAGCCAAGTGCATTGCGCCATGAATACCAGACGAACCAATCACTAGCGAGTTGTCAAGCGTAGGCCAATCCTTGCCAGCAGGATCAAATGATCCACCAGGACGACCAGTGGTCGTTGGAAACGTAACAATCTTGGGCATGAACCCTAAGAACTCTGCATCAGTTCCATGCTCCCGTTGAGGAGTGATCACAGCTACCGTCTCATCCAGTCGTGCTTCCTTCACAGCATCACCGTGATAATGGCTGAACACGTAATACCTGCTCAGACCAAAGACAGACCCAGCGAAGTTTGTTGTTACACAAATCTTGTCATCAAAGAACTTCGGTGCCAGATAATTCAGTGTTGCACCAGAACCAAACACATAGATTGTCTCGCCATCATGCACACCTTGAAAGTCGCTTAATCCCATCCCAAATCCCTTCGACGCTTCAAATCCCAATGCCCAGCGTCAGGAATACCTGACTGCCAACGCAACGCATGCAACGAACCATTCTCCTGAAAACTGCGCTGATTCTTATCAGCCAATGATTCATCTGATCTGATCGTTGAAGAGTTGTCATGAATGATCCCAGCCTGCGAAATCTTCACCTCAACATTCACTCGACGAGCACGATCCTCAAAGTCATTGTCCTCAAAATACGCTGGAACATAACACTCACTAAACAACCCAACCTTCTCAACCACACCAGCACCCACCCAAGCACAAGACCACGCTGGCATTGCACTCGTCAACGTGATGGAGTCAGCTTCACAATCTTTGTAGAACGCTTCCAGTTGACCTGGTTCAAACAACGCATCCGAGTTCATCAATATCCAGCCATCAGCATGAGGCGTTGATTTGATGCCAAGATTCCAAGATGGTGCCACACCAAGGTTTGTTGGCATACGCCACAAATACCAGTTCTGGATATGTTGCCAAGGCGCAGTCCAAGCCAACATGTCAGGATCGTATCCATCACCGTTGTCAATGATGATGAGCCGTTCAACGGGATAGTCAATCGAGCGAATCGCTCGTTCCATCAGGTCGTATCTGTTTAGGACGGGGATGATGATGACTGGCACCATGCTGATAGCTCCTTCATCA